GTATTGAAAGCATTTTATTTGGCAATGCGATAGCTTTTACAGATAATGACATAATCAACGCAGAATCGACTTCTACGGTATCACAGATCAACGAGGATTTGCCGGAGATTAATTTTACTCTGACTATTGATAATAATGATAAGAGGTTTGATTACGATAATAAGGAGTCAATCATCAATTATCTGAGAACCGGACAAAATATAGTTGTCCAGATGGGATATGACCTTGACGATGGAACAACAGAGTGGATTTTGTTGCATACATTGAAACTGAGTGAATGGTCTGCAAGTGACGATGAAGCAAGTATAACGGCTGTAGATGTTCTTCAACAGTTTGGAGAAGGCAACTATCATCGTGGAGATTGGTACGAAAATGGAATTACGCTGTATGTTTTAGCAAATCGTGTAATTGCTGATGCAATCGGTACTTATTCGATTCCTCAAGATAAGTTTTTTATTGACAATTATTTGCAGTCCGTAGAGGTCAGAAACCCTATTCCATTAGTGTCGCACAAAGAAGCATTGCAAATTATTGCTAATGCCGGAAGATGTATTTTGACTGTGGATAGATATGGAAAAATCTGTATCAAGTCAGCATTTGACCCGGATGCAGAGACAACTTCTACTGAGACTGCATATTTCTCTGATGTTTCCAATGTGAATATTGACAATGAAAAGACGCGTTATGCGACATATGAAGATTCAATGTGGAAGCTCGGCAGCAGACCGCCGTTTCTTCCGAGGACTGGTGTTAAAGATGACGTCGGATTTGTTACAAAAGATATTGCTTCTAAAGGTGGAACGTTTTCTACACCTCCGCAGATTGTAAAGACGTTTGATGTTCCTAGAAAAAGCAATGGAATGAAAGTGAAAGTGTATCATTTGTTCCCAAACACGATGAGCATTAACACTTATCTGAAAGACCAGATTGTTGAATCTATCGGAATTTCTGATGGAAAAATCAACTATGCTGATGTGAAAACATGGACTACAGATCACCAATTTAAAGAATTCGACAAGATGGTTATTGAGTTTGGAAGAATCAATGTAAATACAAGGCTTGTGGTTGATTATATTGAGCTTGGTGAAAACATCGATTACACAATCGAAAGAGATGATATGTATTCCAGTCCGACTATGAGTAAGCCGGAGAATATCAAGCGGTTAAAGAATATCAGAACTGTCTATTCAAAATCCGATACGATTGAAGAAGTAGTAAGCGAAGAGGTTGAGTGGACGAATGAAACTTTGCTATATACGTTTGACAAACCACATCATTCTTATACAGCTTCTCTTGAGAATCAGGCGGATGGTCAAAGTGTTCAGATTTCGGACAGTGGAGTATACTTTGTTGAACTTAAACTTAGCGGAAATGACAGAGGAAATAAGGTTCGAGTCGTCGTTAACGGTAAAAAATTCAATCAGTCAAACACTTATTCCGTTGCGGAAATCAGCAATTACGGTGTTGAAAAAGATTGGAGCAATCCGCTGATTTCGGATAAGGAACTCTGCGATAAAGTCTGCAAATGGGTAGCTGATTATTACAATCCAGGAATTGATTACTCTATCGATTACCGTGGAGAACCGGCACTGGATGCCGGAGATACAATCTATCAAGAAAATCGTGACGGGAAAATGGTTAAGACGGTAGCGGAAAGCGTGTCGCTGACCTATGACGGAACTGTAAGTGGAACGCTTGAAACAAGGAGGTAATAGCATGGCATCATTTTCGACACCATATACTAATTGGGGAGAACACTCGTATTTTTCTCATACTGATTACAATAGAATCAAGAACAACATACAATATCTGATCAACTTGTCTTTTGAGTTGTTTCCTGAATACGAATATGAAAATATGGGTAGCGATAAGACATATTCGGATTTCCCATTTGCAGATGAATTCAATCTGATTGAATTGAACTTAAAGCTTTTACATGACAAGTCGTTCGGTTTTGTAAAATACACATCATCAGACATGAAAAACTGGTATCAAAATAAACCGACACCGTCTTATGAGGATATGAACAGATATGAACAGATGACTGTTGATTACTACAATGGTTTGAACAGTATCAAGAAAAACAAGAACAAGCTCGGTGATATCAAGCTTGGAATGAAGTTATAGGAGGCATCGTTATGGCATTAAGAACTGATTTTAAGGACAGCGTATTGAAAGACACAACTGGAAATAAGAAATACAAAATGACGAACAACAGCGACAACACAGTTTCTTTCACTGATGTTACTGAGTACTCTCAAGAAGGTAGCCCCTATGGAGCAAAAGAAGTTAATGAAGAAAGGAAAGCTATTAACTCTGTTATAGTTCCTAAAACAAGAGATGTCGGTAGCGGGTGCTACATTACGGAAGTAGGAGCTGTAACATGGCTTAACATTACGCACAAGATGAGAACGGAAGCTCCAGAAGGACACGAATATTTACTGGGTATTGTGCCAGCACCTATGTTCGAAGTATCACGAAGAATCTACATCGATAATAATTTCGGTTTTATTTTAGACATTATAGGCAACGGACGAGTTACTATCACTCCGTTCGGTGGAGTCATTGCAGCTGGAACAGAAATTTATGTGTCTGAATTCTTTATTAAAGCGCAGGGGTGATGTTATGAGAACATTAAAATTCAACGTGAAAGAGCAGAGGATAGAGAAAGCAAAGAACTGTGATTTTAGTGATATCGCAAGAGGTACAACGGGATATTTGAAAGCACAGTTTTCTTTTTCCTATGATTGGAACGGATATGCAAAGGTAGCTGTTTTCAATGATGCATGGGACAAAGTAGAAGAGTGCAGACCAATTATTGGTAATGAGTGCGAAATCCCGTCAAAAGTTCTTGACAGCATCTCGTTCAAAGTAAGGGTTATCGGCGTATCAGAGGGAAGAAGACTCACCACGAACAGAACGGAGGTGGATCAGTGACGGAACAAGAAGCATTAGCTGTAGCACTGGCAGAACAGGAGATTGTAAAGCCAGTCAATGACATTCTTATGATTGACCCGGAGACAAGGACGATTAATGTTCCGGACTCAGAAAGACTTTTCGGTGTGCAGTCAGATGAAAAGGCTGAGAGAAAGTATTTTAAGTGTCCGAAAATTGTTGGAAACAACATCAATCTTGCGACCATGAATCTGTACATCAACTACAAAAGTCCGAATCAAGCAGACGAAGAGGGAGACTCCTACATTGTACAAGATGTTGTGACAAGCGGAGACTACATCACATTCTCTTGGGTTCTTGGTCGAAATGTAACGAAATATACAGACGGAATCCACTTCTCTGTCTGCGCCAAAAAGTCAAACTCAGACGGCACTCTTACTACAGAGTGGAACACAACATGGGCAGAAGGAGAAGTCCTTGAGGGATTGGAAACTACTCAGCAGATCGCGGAAAAGAACAAGGATTTGATTGAACAGTTGTTGAACACCTACGATTCCAAAGTTGCTGTGAAGTTGGAATTCGACCCGTCAACCCGTGGCATATCTATTGTTTAAGGAGTGAGAATTATGGCACTGAAAGCAGAAGATGTATTGGCGATTGTCAATGAAAAAATAAAAAATACTGTCACTCAAGAACAAGTGACAACAGCTGTCAACGAGTATCTAAAAGAAAATCCAGTTACCGCAGGAACAGCAAATTACGACCCACAAACAAGAGGAATCACGATTGAGTAAGGAGGTACAACATGGCAACGAGTGATATTGGAAAAGGTGCATTTTTAAATGTAAAGAACAAAGACACGGGTGAAATAGAAAAGAAAACCCTGATTCCTCCGGCTCCGTCTGATGGTGATTTGGGTGGAATTTCGGAAGAAGAGTTGGCGCAGATCACAACAAACAAAGAAAATATTAGTTCACTAAGGGAGAATCTTGTTGTCCGTCAAAAAGAACAGCCAACAGACCCGAACAATAATGTATGGATCTCAGATGAAGATGATGAGGTGGAAGTGCCGGATATGGGGGAATTTAATTCTCTCAAGGAAGACATAGGTGATTTAAAAAATATATTGGACGAATTTCCAATAAACTTCACTAGAGGGTATCACGTAACATATGTATCAAATGGTGTAACGAAAGTAAAAGAATCGTCCGATACAGCCAGTTCTGCATATCAACAACGAGTAAAAAGCCCTAGCTATGATAAAGGAGTAATTCCAGTTGGAAGTAGTGTTATATGTAAAGGACTGGCTACAGCTAGAGTGTGGTTTGTAACTTATGAAAACACTCTGATTGGGTACACAGAATTTGTGAAAGAATATACTATACCTGAAACATACAATGGTAGTTCTTATGATCGAATATATATTGATGCTAAAAACAATGATTCTTCTGTGATGGAAACGAATTACGCCAAAAAAAATATCCGTGTCGTGGGGGAAAAGAATATTCAAGATAGGCTTGCTAATGTTGAAGAAGAAGCTGAGAAAGCAATAAAATACATCACACCATCTAAAAAAAGATGCTGGACAATCCACAATCAAGAAGACATGTATGTGTTGGAAAATGGGGATAAAACCACCGTAAAAGCATATTTGGACAAAGAAACAACACCATCTGGTACTATGTATGTAAATAACGGAAGAACGGTTTATCGAAATGCTGTAACATCCCCACTGTTTGAAAAATTAACATGGCTAGTATCTATCGGTACGGTAGGAGATTTTGCGTTCGGAACAAAAGATGTGAATGGTGGAGGAAATGGTGTAAAATGTGTTATAAGTCCGTCTAACAAAACCATAAAAATCTATCATAGTGATTGGGATGGAACGGATAATATAAAAAGAAACCTAACATTTGATTTCGTGATTAGTGCGAATGAAAAATATCTTCTTGAGATTTCAAAAGACGGATTGTACAGCATTAGTTTTTGCTTTTCGTGTATTACGGATACAGCAAAAACATTTAAATATGAACACATAGCAGATAGTGCTCAATTAACGAATAAAATACGTGCATGGGGAGGAGTTGCTTTTCAATCACTTGGCGGTCAGTTTAGACTATGGGAAATGTCACAGAAAACATTAGTTGACGAATATTTTAATCTTCTTTTAATTGGAGACAGCTTTATAGAAGTAGCTTCCACTTTGATTCCGTCAAATGCAGGATTCGCATATCTTGTCAGAAAAGAATTAGGCACAAAATGTTCCGCTTCCGGACGTGGGGGAGCTACAACGAGTGAACTTTTACAAAGGATTAAAACAGATGGTGATGTTGGAAAATACAAATTTGTTTTTTTACAAATTGGAGCAAATGATAGTATCTCAGAAACAATCACGGTTGATATT